TGCTGCTTGTATTGTTGGCAAGTTAGCCAATGCATCAATTCTGTATTTTTCTGATTTAGCGAAGTTCTTAATTGATTCAACAATTACATCTGTGCTAGTGGGTAGGTTAGTGACAACTTCTGTGTTGTATATCTGCCCATCAATATTATATTCAACGCTAGTGAAGAATGCTCCATCTGGAGTAGTTCTAGAAGAAAGTATTTTGTATGTCATATTATTTTAGTTATTGATATTGATAAGTTCACCAATTGTACTGCTGATGTTCCTGTTATTGTGAATGAAAACCAATCCCCTGCTGTGACAGCTAAAGATAATCCTGTTGCTGAACTTGTTTGTGTTCCTGATAATGCAGCAGTAAATATAGTTGTTGTAGGAGGAAATGGAGAAAATACTCCTTGCTTAACTTCAATACTACAACTTCCTGATTGGTCTGCTACTAACTGCCATCCTGTTATAGTCCCCTTATATGGAACTCTAACATATGCTATCTTACCACTTGTAATTAATGCTCCTCCACCATCAAACGTAACACCGAATGAACCTACACTAAATAAATCAAACTCTGACTTACTTATTAACCCCGCTGTTACACTTGCTGTACTCGCTAATGGAATGTTTAGTGTATGGTTAGGCGAAACAGAATTCCAATTAGGTGCTGTTCCCGTTGTCCCTGGTGTTGCGAAGTTCTGTATTTGGTCAGTTAATCCATTTAACGCTGTAATACCCGTAGTAAATGTTGTAATAATTTGACACAAATGACCATTCTCAGTATGTAGTTCTATAGTTCTACCTGATGTGTTTACAAATACTCTTAAAGCTATCCTATCTGTTAACGCAAGTGGAGTTGTGGGAACAGCTAATGCAGTAAAATAGGCATCTAATACAGTACCATTTGTAATGCCTTCAGGTGTTAATACATCAGTTGCAATTAAAGTAAAAGCAAGTCCTATGGTATCATACTTGAGCAATTCAACATAATATGATGGACTACCACCACTTGATGTTGCTCTAAAAAATAGTTCTAAATTCCAATTTCCTCCTGGTATTGATAGTAAATTAGGATCACCTGCATCTGTAATAAATTGTGCAATCAATCCATTACCTGCTGAATTAAGTCTTGTAAATGTAGTACCGCCTCCTAAGACTGGAGTCCTGCTCATCTCGTAATAAGTAGAACCACCAAAAGTACCTTGGTTTACTGAGCCATTTAGATAATAGCTAACACTTGAACCACCACCTGTTGATGATGGGAAGTTAGCTAATGAACCATCACCACGGATATACTGACTTACAATTCCATTAGCTGTAATATCAATACTTGGTGTAGTAGTTGGATTAGGAACATTAACACTAAATGCAGGATTTGTAGGGTTAGGTACTGTTGCTGATACATTTGTAACTGTTCCTGAACCACCACCACCACCTGTAAATTCTACTACATTACCACTAGCATCAACTCCTAATGAATAAGTTGGAGTACCTGCAAATGTATTAACACCATATTGATGTAAAACAAATTTACCATCACCTCTTACACTTGCATTTAATAATGCCCCACCATTAGAATAACCATATATATCAAATCTTGATAATCTTGATAATACAGCAGGACCAGGATTTTCCCACAATCCTGCTAATCTAACTGTAGGATCTGTTGGTATTGGTGCTGGTATAGTTTGCCTTTCTTCTATCCAAAAATCTATACTACCACCTATACCTCCACCTGGTACACCTGTTGAACTTCTATTTAATCTTATTATTCCTTCAATATTATTAGTTGATGCTGCATTTCTTATAAGCTCTGCTGTATAATCTAGTTGTGTGACACCTTCAAATGCTATACCACCAGTTGAGGTTGCTCTTATAGACCTACCATCTGCAACTTCTACTCTTAATCCTGTACCAACATTAAGCCCTGTTCCAAGGTGACTTAAATATAATGCATTTGTTGCAGCACCAGTTTGGTCTATTCTAAATGTATAACCATCATTAGTAATATAGGTATCTCTTATTAAATTACCACTTCCTAATGTTGCACCACCTAACTGAAAATTATTAGCAGGTGATTCTGTAAGTCCATTATCTGCTGTATAAGTTCCACCACTTCCTCCTGTAGCATCAAATGTAATATTACCTAGACCATCATCAGTGATAGTCATGTTGGTACCTTCTATTAAATTTAATATAGTTTGTATAGGATTATCTACACTATTAGTTTGTAATAGCAGCTGCGGTATTGCAGCAGTAGTTATTCCTGTTACTCTACCATAAACATCAAGAGTTATTACAGGTACTGTAGTAGAACTACCATAAGTACCTGCTAATATTCCTGTTGCAGTTAGATTAGCAGTTAAATTTAAGTTCTCTAATGTAAAGTCTATATTAGCACTATCAGTAACAAAAAAAGGAGTACCATCCACTTGTTGTCTAGGTGGTCTAATACTAAAATCATTTCTCTTATTACCAAAAAATGCCATTAAGGTGTAGGTTTAATATACAAAGCAATTTTAGAACTTGATACATTCATAGCTTCAAAATTTTGAGCACCTGTAAAAAACTGACCTGCAGCAGGTGTTGTAATTGTGTTACTACTTCCTGCAACAGAATAAGTACCTCCAGTTTGAATTTCAAATAAATTTACTTTATTTAAAGCTTCATCAAAAGCGGCTTGTGATGAAAAATTAGGGTATTTTGCTAATGTATAATCAGCAGATACTGCAGCTTTAATATTACCAGTAACAGCAGATGATATTCCTATACATACAGCTTCGCCACTAAGGGCAATCATTAGTTTTTGGTACAGCCTTCCAGCTGGATAATAATTACTCATATTTTTTTATTTTGTTAGTTTGTTTATATGTGTTATAATTTTACTTACTTGATTGTTAGTTAAGCAAGTTTGTTCTGCTACTGTAGGTGTACAAGGGTTAGTGTTTATAAAATCACCTAATACTCCTGCTGCAAATATACCTTCATAAGGTGTTAATACAGGGTCTACACCATTTTCAAGTGGTAATGATTGTCCATAATTATTTACAGCATATTGAGGTGAATCATAAGTATAGAATAATTCTATATCATTGTTACCATTAAAATAAGCAAAACTATTTAAAGGTGAATTTATTATAAAGTCAGTTAATAAACTGTTAGCACCAAAACCTAAGTTATTAATAGAATTATCTATAGCAGTACTCCACTGTTGAAATGAACTATAATTAACTGGAGAACCATCATTATATAATGTATAAGGAGATGTTCCTGGAAAAAATGGTACTGCTGTACCTGTTAATAATAAAGATAAACTACCTATAGTAGTATCTATACCACCAGTAAATTGGTCAGGGTCACTATAACTATCTGTAACATTATTATATATAAAATCTTCACCATTATAAATCCAAGTTTGTTCATTAGGATCTGCTGTGAATCTAACTTCATCATATGTAGTAAAACCACCTCCTGTAAAGTTACTAGTAATTATAGTAGTTGTAGTATCAGTACCATTACTAAATGTAGGTGTTGGAACTGTTTGTATTGCAACACCTCCAGTAGTTACTGCTGAAATAGTAGCATTATTTAAAATAGTACCTGTATTTACAGGAGCAAATATTAATATTGTAGTACCAATAGCTACTGCTGTATAACCATGTGTCCCTGTACCAGAATTAATTCTATCTTTATACAATGTTGCACATTGTGCAGCAGTTTGTGGTATTGGAAAATTTCTAACTCCTAAACTAACTGAACCAAGAGATACAGTTAATTCCATTGAACCTGATACTACAGCACCTGTTGTAACTATAACTGGTACACTTGCTCTAGCATTAGGTATTGTTTTAGTTATGATAGATAAATAATTATTATAAGAACCAAAAGTACCTGAAGGTGATAATAATTTTAAAGTAGAAGTTATTGCAGATGCTGTACCTGTCCAAGGATTAAGGTTTATAGCAGATGCTAATCCTGAAGCTAATCCATTAGCTGTATAATCTGCAGATATAGTAGGTGTAAATGTACCTATTAAAACTGGTGGAGAAGGTGGAAAACCAATAGGTTGATAGTAAGTTTTTAATACAGTATTTGGTATTTCAGATAATCCAAACATATTAAGCAAACTTTGAGATAATATCTCAGGTAAAGCCTGTTGAGTGCCAAGTAGTGTTGCTGAATAATTAAATGGACTAAGGTTATTAAAATAATCTACAAATCCACTAATACCATCTACATCATAACTGTTTTGAAGTAAGTTTAAAATAGTAAGAGGAATTTGGTCATTAACAAAATTAATTTCTGGAGATACAGCATTTATACCATTGGCCATTATACCAATAGTACTTATAAAATCATTTGCTGTATATTGTAATGATGTATAATCTAAAGTTAATTGAAAAGTATAATTATTAAAAAAAGCTCCTTGTAAACTATATACTGTTGTAATTACAAGATTAGTACCACTTAATGATGCTATAAAATTTGAATTAAAAGTAGGTTGACTATTTAAATCATTTACAATACTTTGTAAATTTATAAAGTTACCAGTATTAGTAATTGGTAACCCATATGGGATATTACCACCATCAAGTATAACTAATGTGTAAGTAGCTTCTGTAGTATCTGCACCTCCAGAATATGTACCAACATCTACATAGGTTCTACCAACAGATGGGTCATATGTATAAGTTAAAGTAGTACCATTATAAGCCCAAGCTGGTGGTGCAGGTAATTCTACATTTACTGTATAAGTTATTCCATTATTACTTACTATAGTTGCAATAGCACCAAAAGGATTAAGATTAAAATCAATTAACATCTCTTGTATACTAGTAAATACAGTACCAGGAGCACTTTGATAAAGTGTTACACCACCTGAACTATTGAAAAAATTAACACTACCATCAGTATCATTTACAGCACCTGCAAATTGACTACCATCAGGTTCATAAAATTCTACTGGATATTGGATTTCAATTATATCTCCATCATAATCTGTTTGTGGATATATATTAGGTGCTGTTATATTCAATAAATGTACAGGTGTTGTTGGAGTACCTACACCACCATTAAAATAATAAAGAATTGGTCTATCACCAGGTTTCTCTATTGAAAATGCATATGTAGAAACACCTGCATTATAATTCCAAGAATTTCCTGTACCTAATGGTGCAGTTAATGTAATAACTGTTCCAGATACACTAACAGTGCCTTGAAAAATACCTTGAGCAATAATGTTAGCAGCTATAAAATTTGCTACATCTGCAGGTGAATCACCAGAAGCTACTGTATATGTACCTATAGTAGTACTTATATTACCTAATGGTACATTAACTAACTTAACTGTATATACATTTCCTAATGCAGCAGTATTAAAAATTGTTAATGCATTAGAAGCTGTTGCTAATACTTCACCTGGTATTGGTGCAAAACCACCATCACTTGCTGTAAATCCTTGACCATTATTTGAATCAAAACTATTTATTAATGCAGTCATATCAGCATAACTACCAGAATGGCTAAACATTAAAGCACCTTCATAATAAAAATCTTGTGCTGTAGAATTAAATAATTCTAACAATGGTATAGACATTGTTGCTGGCTGACCAAGAGCAAATTGATTTATTGGTATTAATATATTAGCAGATGCAGGAGTTGGAGTAGTTTTATAAGGTAATCTACCTGAAGGTAATGTTATTAAAGTATCTGCTACATGACTAGCTACAAAAGTAGGTTGTTGAAATAGTATATCAGCATAAGCAGGTGTACCTTGAGTTACAAAAGCAGGTAATCCCGATAAATCAAAGTTTACAAAAGAATCACTTCCACCTTCATATTGCCTAAATTTTACAACATAGTTATTATAATCTACATTATCAAAAGGAGAGTATAAAACAAACTGTCCTCCAGAATACTGTAAAATCCAATCAGGATATGTAGTATTCCAAAGTTCTAGAATAGCTTCTATATTATCCATATCAACTGCAGGAATAGTTAAACTTACAGGTGGTGAAAGATTTGTAACTCCATCAGGTTCATATACAGTTATACTACCATTCCAAGTACCAAAATCATTATCTACTGTAACTGCAAGTTCATGGTCTATTATTGGTAATTCAGCTACTTCTATAGGTGAAACAGCAGTACCTGTTATATCACAAGTATCTGTAAATTGTACACCAGTAATAGTAATAACTACATTATTTAATGTTCCTGTAAAATCTATTACTATTTTTTGATTAAATTCATCATACCAATATGTAAAATTATATCCAACATTATTAAATACCATATACCCTTGATTATTACAATCAAATTGTATAGGTGTATTAGTTACTGGTAATTGAGAATTTAACAATACAGTGTAATCACCTTCAATACAGCAACTACAAGTAATAGTACTACCTACTATCTCAAAGTTTCTAAGTATTTCTATATAAGCTCTAAGTAATCTTATCTCTTTAAATAGACAAGTGTTATTCTTACCCAAAGCAAGTCCTGTATAGTACTTAACTGATTTTTTAGCTAAAGCATAAAATGCTTTAATTATTGCTACTTGTATATTTAATGGTGTTAATATCATATTTGTTAGTTGTAAACGCGGATTTCTATGGAGGTATTAGTTAACATTTGATCTGATGTAACTACAGGAAAAACATTTGCTGAATAAGTAAAAAATGTTATATTAGATAAACCAACATCATTTATTACAGCAAAACCATCAACTAATCCATTAGCTAATGGTGAAATAAATATAGTTGTTTTATTTACGGTAAAAAGAGAATCAGAAATTATTGAATATCTACCTACAGCATTATAAGTATAAGATATATCTCCAATAGTATTTTCTAATTCTATTGCAGTAGGTACAGCATCAACTCCTTCTTGAGTAACTAAAGCAGTATATACTTTATAAGGTAATTCGCCTGCAGGTCCTTGTGGGCCAGTTGGTCCTGGAGGACCTATTGGTAATTCTGAGTTATAGCAAGTCATAGTTATAAAGTTGTATTATATCTTAATATGTTTATCATACCTGTAGATCCACCAGAACCATCATCAGATGTTGATGATACAATAGTAAAATTTGTAGAATAATTAAATCCTGAATCTAACCTCCAAATTTTTTGAGCAAATTGAGATTCTCCAAACAAAGCTTGAAATTCTTTATTATATCCATAAATTGTACCTTCAATTCTAGCTGCATTAGTTGCTATTCTAGTTATTTTAACATCTGCTTTTATAAAATTTATAACTTCATTTGAAGTATAGCCTGATGGAGGAGTATTAGGATCTTTATCAAATTTAATTTTTGCAGGATCAATTCCAAAATTAGGTCCAGCAGAACTTATAGAAAATAAAGATGTTGTTGTTAATCCATCATTAATAGAAAATCCAGTTGAATTAAAGACACCTGTAGCATCTCCTGTAGTACTTTCTATTGTAAAAGTAATTATTTTACCAATAGCATCTAACTCATTAAAAGGAACAGTAATAAGAGCATTAAGTCCAGGTCCAGGATTACTAAATATATCAGCTTTAATTCTTTCTACACCAGCACTAGCTGATGCTCCTATAGTTCCTGAAGGTGTTACTATAGTACCTGCAGCTCCTACAGCTGTTGTAGTTGCTCTAAAAGTTACACCTGGAATAGTCCAATCCATTCTTGTTACTACCATAGATGTAGGTGTTAATATATTTGTAACTCTATAAAAACCTCCTGGATCAGGAAAACTGATTGAATTTCCTACATAAATAATTTGATCTTCGGCTGCCCAAGCAGTATTTGCTACATTTATTTGTACTGTAGAATTAGCTGCTGGTTGAATAAAAAAACCTGTTAGAGTAGTAAAAGCATTTATACCATTATTACCTACAGGTCCTACACTTCCTGTATCTCCTTTATCACCTTCATCACCTTTAGGTCCTGGAACACCTTGTGGTCCTCTTGGTATTGTTGTTGAATTGCAGTTACAACTGCCTGAACATGAACACATATTTTATATTTTTATTTTAGTTGTTATAAATCAATTTCGTAGTAAGTTCCTAATATACGTACAAATCCATCTCCTTGGGTAGCATTATTTTCATCTCTAGTTGTTATATATGCATTACCTTGACCTATTGGATTTTCTAAAGATAAGTTAGTTGTAAGAATAGTATTTTTATTACGTGTTAATAATACATTATCACCATCAGCAGCTTGAGGAATTTTTAAAGCAGTTGTTGTAATAATAATTACTTCTAAAAAATCAAATGCTTCTGTTTGCCCTGTAAGTATAGCAGCAGCAGAAGTAATTATTACAGTTCTATTAGATTGTACTACTACTAATGGAGTTGTAGGTATATTGCGAAACTCTAATCCTGTAAATGTTACATCAAATTTATTAGCACTGCTGTTAATAGCATCTACAATTTCATTTAAATGCCCAAATCTAGCAATAGTTGCATCATTGGCAGTTACAATTGTTGGATCTAATCCTGTATTACCTAGTTTAAATTTTTCCATAGCTTAACTGCAGCCACAACCACAACCACCAGTTGTAGATGTTCCACATAATTTTTGAAGTTTGTTTAATAGTTTAGTAAACTCTGCAGTACCTAAAGATTCTGCTGTTGCTTTTAATGCTTGCAAAATACCATCTGCAAGTAAGAAATCTTCATAAGCTTGTGAATCACAATCATTACATAATTCTGCTGCAACTGCTGCTGCTTTATTAGCAACACAACAAGCTACATTACAATACACTACAAAAGTAGTATCTACTACATATACAGCATCACTGCTATCTGTTATAGTATATACAATAGTATAATAACCATCAGCTAAATTGAAAGTACTTCCTGTACTATCTACAGGAGTATATTGGTATAATTCAAATTCAGGAAATACAGAATTTTGTATTTTATCTAGTACACTAACTGTAGTTGCTGCACCACCATTTAATGATATGTCAATAGTAGCTGCAGTAACATATGGAGTATTGCTATTTGCATTTGTTCTCCATAATGTAAGATTATTATTCCAACCATAAATGTTATTAGGATTGTTATAAAACCCAGTAGTGTCGTTAAATGTTATACCTGTGCATCCATTAAGACAAGCAGATATTGTTGGTATAAATGCCATAATATATTATAGGTTTTATTCTAAACAAAAATAGTGAAAAACCTAATCCGAAAACTAGGTCCTTCACTATCCTTATCTAGAGATTAATTGTTATGCGTTAGAATTTGAATCTGGAAAAGGAGATACTAAATCTAAAGTTGCAGGAACCCATGCATTAAATACAGTTACAAAAGTAGCTTGGTTATCAGTTGGTGCAAAATTACCAACACCATCACCACCAGCCATGTAAAGGATAACTTGTCCTTTATTTTCACCAGCACCAATAAGTGAATTAAGTCTGCTTAACCAGCTAATAACTACTGGGTTATATTGTGTACCAACAATAGCATCTTGTTCACGGAACAATGGTGGAACTTGATCAACAAATACTTGACCTTCATCACCCCAAGAAATGTACTCATCATTAGCAGCTTGCTCATAAACAGCAACACCATCAAAGGCAGCAGTTGTAGTTACTACAGCAGCATCAAATCCTTCAAGGAATGTGTTAAATCTAACTTTGTCATATTGTCTCCAACGGTTAACGTCATATTTTTGCTTAAGACCTGTAATTTTGATACCAACATTACCTGGAGTAGCTACTGTGTAAAGATTAGCTCCAGTTGCTACTGTTGTATCACCTTGCCATACAAAATCAAGTACAAGGTTAAAAGTACCAGTACCAGCTTGAGAGCCAGAAGAAACTACTTTTACTACAGGGTTAGTGTAAGTTGTAATACCTGCACCAACTCTAATATAAGTACCTGCAGCAATTGCAGAAACAGCACCATTAGTAGTTACTACTGCAGTTTTAGAATACTTAGTAAAAGTAATACTAACAATATTTGCATCAAGAGTAGTAATTACTGTACCAGCTCCATCAGCAACTAGTTCAGATTTTACTCTCCAATCAATAGTTCTGTTTGCACGGAAATTTGTAATTAAAGATTTAATCAAACCAATTGAGTTACTTAATGCAGAAGCAGAAGCACCTGATTGGAATGTACCATACTTGTAACTTGCAGGACGTTTACCATACAAGAAAGCATTTGGAGTGTGTTCTAACTTAATAAGAAAGAAGTTATTAACTGTTGCATCCATAGTACCAGAAGTACCATTGTATCCAATGTAAGATACTTGTTCTGAAGCAACAGCACCAGAATAAGCAGATGTTTTAGCAAGTTCAGATAAACTTATTACTACTTGTTGTAATGGTAAATCAGCACCACGATCTTTGATGATTTTGATTTTATCATAAGCAAGTACTGTAGTTGCATCTAGTACTATGTTAGACATATTAGTAATACCTACCCAACCAGCTGTACCACTATTAGTGGATCCTGGAGTTACTACTGTTCCAGCAGTTGGAGCAGCTGAAATAGAAGGCATAATAAATACGCTTTTAATGTTATTTTTTGAATCTAAAGCCATTTTTTTAAAATGTTAATTTGTTGTTTGTTTGTTTTACAAATATATAAAATATTTATTCTAAATTCTCTGCACTTAATTGGTTAGCAGGTATCTGTTCTCTCACTGCTGCAGAGAGTAATTTTACAGCGATGTCACAGATACTTTGATGTGATATGGGGTCTAACTCACAACTTACTTGTGAACTAGGGTTGGATAAATTAATTTGAATATCTTGAGGATATTTAATATATCTCATGTAATAATTAGTAACATTTTCATTAGGATTAGTACTGTATATAATACCATGTATTTTTCTTTCTTGAGTTACAGCATTATAAGTTACATTTTGAGTACCATGTTCTAATCTCCATAAAATACCTTCAGTACCATCAGTCCAAGGTTTTTTATAAGGGTTAGAAAAGTTTAAATTATACTCATCATGAGATATTGGTATTGTCATGATTCTATTATATGTAGATGTAGTACCACATTGTTTAGTATTTGTAGTACAACCTTCATAAATAGGCAGCATGCAATCAACTGGAATTGCCCAGAGAGTTTCTCCAGGCAATGTACCAGTTTGTTGGTTGTCGGGTAATTTTATAATAGGAGGATTTGCATTTCCACTATCTTTTACTAATGATGATAACTCTTGTATTCTAATTTCAGTTTCTTCAAAACCCTCCATGTTTCTGTTACTCTTAGGGTTGATTCTCTGTAATACATAATACCATTGAGCCTTTGTTAAAATAATGCTTGCTTCAGGGTCAACAAACCCAGGAGCACTTTGTGAGTAAAGTGCATCATATGTTACAAGGACATTATCCCACATTTCATTAGCTGTCATACACCAGATTGTTCTTTAAGTCTTTCTACAATAGCAAAGTTTTCAGAGTCATTAATAAATTTAATTGCATTTATTTGTGGTCCAATGTCTTTACCATCTAGGAATTGGTAAGTTTTTTCTTTAGTTAAAACTAGAGCACCATTCTTTAAAGCTTTCATTAGTAATAGTTTTGCATCTTTATTAATATCATTAACTACTTTTAAGAATTGGCTAGGTGAATCATTAACGAGTTTTCCAACATAGGCAAACACATAATCATAGTTTGTAGTATTACTAATTCTTGAATCATACAGCCACATAATTTCTTTTAGTTGTTCAATATCTGCTTTAACTCTTGCAAACCAAGAATATGCTTCTAGTTTTACATTTAATTCTTCTTTTTCTTGTACTTCAGCAACTTCTTGATCTACTATCATAAATCTGTAGGTACGCTTTTTGTTTTTCTCAGAAGGTGATGGAGCCACCACATTCTTGTTTAACATTAGTACTTTATATTTTAGCATATCCATTGGAAGAGATAAATCCAAAGTGTTTGCTTCATTTCTCAATTTAACTGTACCACCTCTTTGCCAAAATGTATCAGGAAAACGATTACCTTTTTCATCAGTTTTATACTTAGTGATGTCAAGGTCTCCTTTATTCATTCCTAACATTCTTTCAAAGAAATCCTGTTCAGTAATTTCATCATCAGGAAACTCAGGAGTTCTAACTTTCTTGATATTGTCAAGTGGTCTAACATATAGACCTGTCTTTTTACTTACTGGTACTGACAAATAAGTGAGTGCAGTATTAAACTGATAAGAACCATTAGTCTTATCTTTACCATCTTCACTAATTTGATATTTGTGTCCCCAACTATTGGGTCTTACAATTGGTACAACTTTAACCACTTTATCTATAAAAAAACTTTCTAGTGGTGTATTCATTGTGTCTGTGTCATTAATCTTTTTAGCCATTTTCTTATTTTTTACAAAGGTATAAATAAAGGAGGATGTATTTCAACCCTCCTTTATATTAATATATTTATTAAACTAGGTTGTAACGGAAATCCACTACTTTTGTTGGATCAGTAATCATCATTCCACCCCACATCATTCTGTGAATTTCATAACCATCAGATCTAGATACTGCCATTGAAGGAGAACCTTTACCTGCAGGTGTGAATGGATCACGCATACCTGGGATATAACGGAATACAGATGGTTGACCTTTTACAGATACTCTCTTAATTCCTGATTCACCACCAAAATCCATAGCAATCATTCTACGAGATTCAGTAGTTCCACCTTCTGGGTGAGTTTCAGGGAAAAGAACTTTATCATCAAACATTGGACAGTACATTAATTCAAATGTAATACCATTGATTGAATAGTATTTAGTAAACTGGAAACCAGCAGAAAGTGGCTTAGGAATACCATTAAGTTTTCCACCATTTTCTTTATGGATAGAAGTATCATTACTACGGCCTGGACCATTACCTAAGCTAGTAGTAATCATTAATTCAGTACCACCTTTAGCAAGTACAGCTCTGTGGAAATCACGGATACCATATTCACCTGTACACAAAGTAACAACTCTGTTACCCATTTCAATTCTACCAATAGATAGATCCAAGAATACTTCAGTTAAGAAATCTAAGTCAAGAGTTGAGTAATAGTGAATGTTAGATGGTGCAATTTGCTCAAATAAACCAGCACCTGATTCCAATGGATATTTACCAGAAGCATCTTTGTTCAAGAACAAATCTTTTTCTGTAAAGTTGTGTAGACCATAAAAGTGCATAACTACGTTAGCAACTTCAGCTTGGTACATAGCTACCATATCAAGGTAGTTAATCCAAACTTTTTCTTGCTTACCATCAAGTCCAGGGAAAGAGAACTCTAATGGATAGTTTTTACCTTCGTTAATCATGTTACCAGGAACTTCATACTCAAAACGCTGCATTGTAATTCTGTTACGCATTCTGAATGGTGAAGTGAAATTAGGCTTCTGACCACGGCTAGAAAGTGTAGATGGTGCTACGTTGAAAAACTTAGCCCAACGCTGACCAGCTTCAAGTTCTTCTGCAGGAACAGAAAGAGTTGGATCTGATGTCAAAAGTTCTACTTCATACTCATAGTTAGTACCTTTAGGCTTAACAGAGATTACACGTAGTAAATATTCTGCTTTATTACCTTTTAAGATGTTATCTGGCTCAAAATACTCTTCACCAAATACTACATAGAAAGCAGCAACTCCAGCACCTAGTTCACCTGCATTAGCAGCAGAAGTTCCAGTAGCATCATATGCTTCTAACAAAGGAATATTTTTATCATGTTGACCTTGGAGCATCCACTCATAGTAGTTATTTTCTTCAACTTCCACAACTGGAAATTGGTTAAGGAAGTCAAACATCGCATTCTTCAAATTTGTTCTGAAAATCTGGTGAATGGTGTTAGTTACAAGCTGAGGTCGCTTCATGTATAAAGCTCCCAAGTTATTTGCAGTTACTAGACCATTGTAGTCTTTGGCTGCGTATTTCTGTAGTTGAAATAATTGCATGGTTTTATTTATTTATTTTTAAGGAAATGTTCAAGTGAGGATAATACATCAGATTCTTTTTCAGATATATTATTACTCAAGTTTGAGCCTGATCTAAATGCAGCCTTTTTTAGTCTGTCATCAATAGATCTTGAAACTTTAGTTTCTGCTAATCTCATAAGTTTAGTTAAGTCAGGTTTAAGATTACCTCTTTCATCTGTATTAAATAAACCGAGTTCAGTCAGATAATGCAACTGCATTCTAAAAGCTTCAGGATTTTTTCTTGACAATGCTGCTACTTTGTTTAATGGTTGTTTATTTTCGTCATAAGCAACTGTTTCTGTCATTGACTTATACAGTTGGTCTTTCATTTTATCAGTAAGTGCAACTCCTTTGAAAATCTCTGGAGTATTTACAATTGCTGATTTTAAAGCTTGAAGCCTTTGACCAGCTTCTTGCTGTTTACGTTGAGCAATATATTGTTCTTCTTGTTTTTTAATTTGAATCTGTTTCTGAGTTTCTTGATTTAATGACTGCGCTGCTTCTAAACCTTCATCAGCTAATTCATCTAAATCTCTAGCTCTTTCTACATACTTATTAATTTTCTCTGCAGAAAATCCTTTAGTTCTAAGAAGTTCTCTATAAAGTTGTTCTGCTTTTGCAGGATTACTTTCTAAATCTTCTTTAGTAACATTAGAATAATCTACTAATTTACTACCAATATCAGATGCTGAATCTTCATCTAACCCATCCATAAATAATTGGAACTGAGTTCTCATTTTAGCTGGCATCTCAGATACAACTTCTTCAAAGATTTTTAATCCTCTTTTAAAGTCACGTCTTTCCATCAAGTATTTAAAACTCTCAGGAGAACCATCAAATTCAAAATCATCATCAGAAGCAAAATCTTCATCATCAAATAAACCTTCAGATTTTAACTGTTCAGCTAAAACTTTATATAAAGGTTCATCTTCTTTATCATCATCCTTCAAAGAACTATCACTAGGAGCAAAATCTTTTGCTTTCTTTTCAATACTCTTTTCTTGGTCAATATCATCATCATCTGAATCACTAATCAGATTAGACAATTCTGTATCAAAATCAAAATCACTTCCCTCAACAGTATCTTTAATTAAATTCTTGTCTGAAGAGTTGTCAATTGTTTCAATCCCATCACCATCTGGTTCACCAAACTCGGGGGAATAATACTTATTTACTTTCATTTTTCTTACTTGTTTACAAAATTATGTTTATTAATTCTTATCTTATTGTTATGTAAGCTTATTCTATATAGCTTATTTTTTATCATATTTATTCTTATTTTCTTTTGCAACCTTTAGAGCTGTCTCTGCTTTTAGTTCCTCAATCTCTTTTTTAGAAACAATTTCTTTTTCTTTAACAGCTATTTTCTTTCTTTCAATTTCATTCTTTTGTCTATCTGCAGAATACTTTAATTGATGTTCTCTATCTTTTTGTACTTGCTCAAAAGTTTGCTTTTGTTGTTGTAGGGCAATCTTACTTTGCTCTAATACATCAGGTATCATATTTTCATTAACATCTGTTTCTTGTGCAAAACCTAATGCTTTAAGAGTTTCAACTTGAATTTTATTATCTCTATCTAATTGTCTATTAACATCTTCTCTATCAAGTTTAGCATACTCAAGCTGCAATGCTTGTTGTTGTAATTCAGCTTGTTGAGCTGCAAGTTCTTTTTCATGCTGTCTATTAGCTTGTTCTTGTTCTTGCATTTCTTGTGCTGTTTTATCTTGAGCTTCTTCTAGATATCTTGCCAAGCTTGATATACTATCTTTTTTATAGATTTCAATAAGATCTCTAAACTTAATCTGACCTGTCTGCATACCTGCATGAGCCAATTGATTAAGAGCTTGCATAAGTTCTTGAGTATTTGGACCATCATCTATATGTATATCATATTCAGATTCACAGAATTCATCATAACTATTAACTACTTCAACCATCATATCATCACCCACATATTGTACTTTCTTAGGGTTTTGTTTCCATACATACTTAGCAACTTCTAATAATCTCTGCATACAATCTCTTTTAAATGAGTTGTGTAATGCAAAGTATTTCTCAGTCATTGAGTTAGATGCTGACCATCCCATATTAGATGTACCTACATTGGCATCACCTTTAATATCACCTTGTCTGTATTCATTAACTCCAGATATTAAATCCATCTGTTGTTTAATAAATCCAATAAGGTTAACGTGCTGTGTAATATAGTTACCCATTTCAAGGTTAATACCTTGTGCTGACATTTGATTAAAAGTACCTGCAGATTTACCTTGCATTGGTCCTTTAATTACTTCATTAGTTGGGTCTAAGAATAAAATGTTAGTTGCTTCTGCATACTGCAACCACTTCAAAGGATCCCACTCTGATGGAATCATACTTACATTGATTCCTAACATTGGGCCTTTGTATTTTGATAAGGCTAGGTTTAATCTGTGAAAATAAATATCATATAAATAATCCATTGGTTTAAGATTGTCCATAAAAGACATTACCCTTGAATTATTAGTGTTACAGTAAATACCTACATAAGGTGGTTTACTTTCTGATAAATTAGCCATACTCCTTGATTGATAAGGAATTGGTCTAATCTTTACATAAATATCGTTTGCTATCTTCGTTCCTTCCCACCACTCATTAATCCATAACCAATCTACTGTTTCGCCAGCATCTTTATCTAGTGTGTAATACTCGTCTACAATCTTTTCTTGTTGGCTACCATCATCATCATAATACTTTACTTTACCAATCTTTCTTCTTGACTTCCAGCATACACGCATAATTCTGACGTTTCCTCTTTGGTCGTATGCTCCCCCAAAATAATGTGTAGCAATTTGATTGGGTACAAATAACTCCCCTGCTGTATATCCAAATCTTTCTTCTACTGTTATATCTCTATTATAAGCCATTTGAATACCACCAGTTTTCATACTGTTGTATTCCTTGCTTTGCTCTAGTGTATCTATCTCATCCTTAGTAAGTTCTGTATGGTAGTAATCTACTACTTGACCTACTGACATCATTGTGTATTCTACAATCCAATCTGCATCTTCCAATTTATAAGTCTCAGGAGATTGTATAGTAAACAAATACAAAGGATTAACCTTTCTAAATACTATATCATTACCTAATTCTTCAATACACACTACTTCTTCACCACAAACTAGAAAATCTTCCCAACATCTTAAAAATACATCTGATACATCAAGTCTTTTATATTCATACTTAAGTATCTTATTAGCAGTCATTTCTTTTAAATCTTGATAATTATACTTAAGATATTTATCAAATTTTCCAATCTCTTTCTGCATTTCTTCTTCCATGGTTTTTTGGTCAATCTGTTGACCTTCCATAGAAATTTGTAATTTTTGTGTTGCTATATCTACTAATTTCTGATACCACATATCTCTAATATTCTCCTCTTTAGAAGAAATACCCATTTGGTCATCAGATGATATATAAGCTTTAAATGGATATCTAGTTAATCTCTTAGCTTCTTCACCTACTAAAGTGTTAATCTTAGAGTTACCTAATCCAATATGTTGCATACTTTTAGGAGCAGCAGAAAACTCTACTCCATAAGGCTCACAAATCTGTTGTATATCTTTATCTGTAAGCATGTTGTTCCTAAGTCTGTAATTAACTTTTTTATTATAAAAAGTCTGTCTTACTACAGAGGAATCAAACATCAATACATTCTCCCCAGCATCTACGCATCTCATTCCCCACTCTAAATCCTTCTTGGAATCTGGTAAAGCTTGTTCTGGTACCTGTATTACTAAATTATTCATATTAAGGTTACAAATTTACGTTTATTTAGCTTACAAATTATTACTTTGTAAACATATTGTTAAAAAAAGCACCACCCTCACTATAGCTGTTATCAGCAAATGGGTCATCACTGTGTTTTAAAAAACCTCTTTCTTTAAAGAAATCAGATTCTAAAAAATTCTTGGTACTTCTTGTCTCAGCTTGTATTGCTTGTTTGTTCAAAGTTACATCTAAAATTAATACAGCAATCAAAGCTGACACTCTATCAAAGTTACCATCTTTATTCCACTTAATCAATTCTTGTATTAAACCTGTAGAACGTAGTCTATTTACATTGAGTATTTCTGAGTTAGGTTCAATTGGGTCTAATAACCACTCTCTAATTAACTCTCTACCCCATGTATTTGTTCTTTCTGTAGCTTTAAACCCATAAGATGTATTTAAATTAGGTTTCCATTCAATCTTATCTCTAAGTTGCATTGGAGTTTCTGCTAACATATGCAAACATTTCCTATGTTCCATATAAGTAACAAAACCTAACTTATTAATCTCGGGAAATCCTGCAGCATTGTAGTACACAATTAACTTTCTACAGTTTTCGTAGAATTCTTTAGCTAATTGTGGTCTACCTGTGTACTCAGCTACTATTCTTCTAGTAAATCTATCAAATACAAAAGCACAACCCACAGAATCTGTAGTAGAATAGTCATCATCATAGGGGTCAATCCCTACAATATACCTTCTAACAAAGACTTTCCCATCACTATCTTTTTGAGGCTGTTCATAAATCTCAATACACCCCTTAATATCATCATCTGGTCTACGTTTAATAGGATAATCTCTTAATGGCATTACATTATCTACAGACATGAACCTTAATTCACCATCTTCTTGAGGTGCAATGAACCCAGTCCAATTACTCTCAACATATTTTTGAGAATTTACTTTAATATCAGCTAATCTTTCATTAAGTAACATAGTAGGAAACATATTTCCTGATGTTACTAAGAATGCTTCTGATGGTGTAAGTGGATACTGTGTTACTGCATCTCTATAAGCTGATGGATTACCTTTTTTAGTTTCTCTATAAGCCATAATTGACTTTAAAGCATACTCTTCATTAGAATTTCCATCATTATCTACTAGTGGAAAAGTCTTTTTAGTCTCTTTATCTGTATATACACCAAATCTTTGCTTAGTTGATGGTAAAAACCACCCACATTGTTGGTTACCCTTTTCAGGTTCCCACTCATTAGGGAATGCTAACAGATTAAACCTTTCTGGATCATAATACATTTCAGAAAATGCAGCAGTTCCACCACCCATGTCTCCACCTGTACCATAAATAATAGGAATACCAATAACATCATCACCATCTTTCCAGCAAGGCTCAGAAATATTGTATGATTCTATGATATTACTAAAGATACCTGCTTCTTCAAACAGGAAAATAGAGCTACTCATACCTGCAGATGCAAATGAGTTGTCTTTAAATGTAATTTTTCTAATATCAGATTGATAACCTACCCATACATCTCTACCATCCTCCATCTTTTGTTGATGTCTAGACTTTACATAGTCTTGAGTATTAGGGTTTCTAGGTTTATACCATACAGTATTCTGATCTAAAAAGTTAATATTATTCAATGTCATAGCCATTGTATTATCTGAATATTTATTTTCATAAGCAGAGATAATACACTTAGCATTTCTAAAGAAGTTATATTCATGTACAACTAGTGCAGCATTCTTGTAAGAGAATCCAGTTCTTCTTGGCTTAACCATGATAAAACCTTTTTTCTCTTTTCTAGCCTGCTCAATAAGAGTAAAGAATTCTAAATCTACATCTGTAAATCTAGGAAATCCTTCAGTCTTTCTACCAGTCTTTTCATCTTTTAAAAGCATCCTAGTGTAGTTCAGGTAGAAATAATATGTTCCAGGTATTGTGACATTACCTATAGTTACACCTTCCATACACTTTCTTACTTCCTCTTTCCAAAACTCATTATACTGGTATGTACCAATAAGAGCTTTAGTATAAAATCCCGTAGTTTCAAACTCTGTTCTAGCCTCTAGGAATGCTTTTGTATTACTTAATATCATACATTAAAAGACGTATTTACAATTTTATCTCCTCTATTCTTAACAGCAGTAGTTTCTTTTTCAGATTTAACTGCTGATTCCAATGTCTTATACTGTGAGATTACCTTACTAATAGAATCCATTATCTTTAATACTGGTGTAACTGATTCACTATCAAGGGTATTTTCTTTTAAATAGTCTGACATCTCTTCTATCTTATCCTTAACACTATTAAACAACCTTTCAATAGGTGTTTCCTTTAGTCCTTTGTATATCTTACAAGCCTGCTGGACTTGCTCTGAAGCTTGATATTCTTTGTTACCGATAACTTCCTCTTTGATTGCTTCAATTCTTTTTTCTT